TACGACCACTTGCTTCCGAAGAAGTACCAAGGGAAGTTTAGCGGGCGGGAAGGGCAAGTGGGGAACCCGGCGAGGTCAATCCCGCGGAACAAGTGGATCAATGGGGCGGTGATGATTGACAGCCGCGGGAATGTGAAATTCAAGACGACGTCTCTGCCACGGAGATCATCGAACCCGGGCAAAGAACAATTCGTTGTCGAGTGGGGATCGAACGTCAGTTTCTTCGATACCCTCGCTGCCGCCAAGAAGTTCATCGCCGGACTACGAACGCGCGGACTTCATTATGGACGACACATTCTGATTCGGCATGTGTACGCGGACGGGAGACCGTCCAAAGTCGTGTTCGAGAAATCGTACTAGATGCTCCAGCCAGTCACCCTCACGTACCGCAACGCCATCCCGACCGGGATGATGATCGACCCGTCCACACGTCTGGACGCGATGACGATCACCACCCCCAACCCGATCTCCGGGTACACGGGAATCGGTGGAGCGTCTCTGGGTGACGTCAACAATCTCCAACTCGCCTCTCTCGCCGCGACCGGGGCCTCGACGACGGTGGGGATCTTGACGGCGATTGGAACGATTGGCGGGCCGGTCGGGGCGGCGATTGCCGCGGGGATTGGGGTCGCTATGGCCATCGCCCAGTTCTTCAAGGGGTGTGGGCAGACTTGCATCCAGTCCTCGAACGACGCCAACCAACTCGAACCCTATCTCAAACAGAATCTCCAGGCGTACCTCTCTTCTCCGATCCGGACGAAGTCGATGCAAGCCGCGGCGATCAATAACTTCATGACCGTCTGGAACACGCTGGTCCAGGCGTGCTCGAACCCGGCGTTGGCCCAGGCCGGACAGAATTGCATCTCCGACCGGCAACAAGGAAGTTGTAAGTGGCAGACGAGTCCAGGCGGATGGACGCAGAATGCTGACGGAACCTGTACCTATACTTATCCCGGAGCGGCCGGGAGCGGATCGAGTTGCTGGAATTGGTGGGTGGGGTATCACGATCCCATTGCAAGCGATCCATGCGTCCTCGACGATTCCGTGTTGGCTCAGGCTACAGGTGCGGCGAGTTCGACCGGCACCCCGGCCGGGACGACTACGGGTACAGGTGCGGCGACCGGCTCCACGTCAACCGCGGCTTCGTCGTCGCTTCTGTCCGGCATCCCGGCACCGTTGTTGATCGGGGCGGGGATCTTGGTGGTGCTGGCGTTCGCGGGGAGGGATTAACGAGATGAGAACGGCAATGTTAAGAGTACCGACGCGTCGGGGCATGATGGGCCTCGGGGACTGTGCCTGGGTCAACGGGTCCTACGTCAACGTCCTCCCGAACGGGTCGGTGGTGGGGTGCGGGGCTCCTCCGACTCCGGCTCCCATCTCCGGTCCAGGTGCGTCGTCCTCGGTCGCTAACTTCTATCAGGACGTCATCGCGTCCGATCCCTACTACTCTTCCCCGCAGTATCTTGCCGCGGAGGCCGCCAGTGGTGCGGCTCCCCAGACTCCGACCCAGGCGGCCGTCTCGACGCTCAACGATTACTGTCAACAGAACGTTTTTAACAACGGGATCTGGGGGACGCCGCTCGATACCGCGACGTGCAACGGAATCACGCCGCTCTCCTCCGCGATGGCCGCGGCCGGGTCCGTTGTCACGCCCAACTATTACCAGATCGCTCCCGGCGGAGGAAGCGGTACCCAAGGCGCTGGGCCGGTCGTTACGGCGACCCCCGCGGCGTCGACTCCGACCTCCAAGGCTCCCTCGATCACGCAACCGACGACCTCGACCACGACGCCTCAGACCTCGACCGTCAATCCCGGCAACAACGCCTCGACCGATCTGGTCAACGGTCAACCCGCGGCGGGGTCGTCGCTCAATCCGGCGTTGGCGTCGGCGGAGTCGTGGTTGACGGCGTCGATGTTTGGCGGGATTCCGAATTGGATGTTAGTGGCCGGTGCGGTCGTCGCCGTGATCGTCATCGGAGGGAAGCGGTAACGATATGAACCGGGCCTATTCCCCCGCGTATCTTCCGGCGTACCCGTTCGGGGTGATCGACACCTCGAACCTGCCTTACGACCCGAATGCCGCGGCGACTATCGACGCTCCGCCCTCACAGTTGGATGTCGCCGCCAATGCGTTCGCGGCGTTGGGGGTCCCGGCCTCGACCGCTTTAACCGTGGCCGCAAGTTCACCGGCCGCTTCAACTTCTTTGTTGGGAGACTCGACCGCTATGCCTGACTTCACCATGACCCCGGACTGGGCCGCCGCGGCGGCGAATGGCGTCTCTTGTTGGGACTATCCCAATGGCGTCCCCGTGTGGGTGCCGGGTCCCTACGGATCGAACCCCACCGGAACTCCATCGACCGGTCCTCAGTGTTGGGCCTCGAACGCGGTCCCCACCGCGCAACCGTCGCCTCTCCCGATGGCGACCGTTCAACCGCTCCCCACCGTCGTCAACGCCGCTCCGACGCCCGTGGCTGACAATCAAATCTTCTCGCCGACATCGCTTCTCAACCCGATGCCCCAGATCGTCGCCGGTCCCAAGGCGGCACCCGCTCCGACGTGCGATCCGATCTCGGCCTGGGTGAACGATAACCCGCTCCTCGCCGCTGCGATCTTGGCCGCCGGGTTCATCGCCGTGATGTCGAAGAAAGGACACCGGGCCTAATGAAGACCAAGGACATCGTCACCTACGCATTGATCGCCGGAGGAGCATATGCTCTCTACTGGTACGTCACCAACTACGGCCCCAACGGTCCGGTGTCGGCGACCAATCCGTCCTGGTGGTCGACGTGGTTTGGTGGAACGGCGGGGACCGGTACGACCGCCGCGACCACGACTACGACCACGACCGGGACGACGGCGACGACCACGACCACCAATCCCGGCGTCACCGCGGCCCCCACGACCATCGTTGACCAGGGTGGAGTATCGACCGACCAACTCCTCGCCGCGGCGTCCTTGCCCGCTACTGGGAAATTGTCGGCGTCTCAGTGGAATTGGTACTACAGCAAAGTATCCGGCGTCACCCAGGACAAAGTCTCCCTCGGTGATAACGGCTCCCCGATGGACGTGTTCACCTACATGACCATGCGTCAACAGAAGGGATACACGACCCCGGCGTCCGGGTCCTCTTCCGTTGCCGCGACCTCGGCCACCGCCGCCAACTTTGTACCGCCCTCTACGACCGCGGGTGCCGGTGCAACCCAGAATCAGATCGCCCAGATCATCGCCCTCCTCAATCCGTCCGACGTCCCCAAGTTCCAGGCGATGGTGGCGGCAGGGCTCACTTACGATCAGGCGAACGCGATGTTGGCCAATGCCCAGGGATGCCAGAACGCGTCGAATGCCATCAAGATCGCCTCCGCCCAGGTCCCCGGAGCCCCGGTCCCGCCGACTCTCGCGTACTCGCCGACCGATGCCACTTCCGGCTCATGCGTACCCTCCGGCATGTCCGGCATCGTCCCGGTCGCCTCTCGTCCCAACGCACAACCAGCCCAGGGGATGGGGGCCATCACCCCGACACAATCGGTACGCCCCTCAACCGGATCTCCCTCACGCTCTCCGTGGGGCCGCATCCCGGCTCTCGATGCCGGTGGGATGAAGTTCAAGAACTAGGAAAGGAACCACAACCATGAACATGCTCTGTCTCGGTTGGCGAACGATCAACACTTGCGGCGGTCAGAACATGGGGCGATCCCAACAGATCGTTCCCCCGACTGGCGGTGACGGCCAACCCTGTCCCACCGCTTGGTGGTTCTTTATCGGTGCCGGAGTCATCGCCGCGATGGCGATCAGCAAGTAGACGGCGACACATCATGAAGTTCTCACTATCAGCATTGGGCGACTCGGCCGGGACCCCTTCCGGCTACGACGTCGGTGTATCGCTCGACACCTCCGCGGTCCCGATCACGTCGGCCGACCCCGCGGTCCTCTCGACGCTCAACCTATCAAGTAACCAGATGTCGGACTTGATGACGTTGCCTTCGGGAACCCAGTGCTACCCGTCCACCTTCGTCGGGCCGCTTCCTCCGGGAGCCTCGTATTGCCCCGACGCCGCTCTGTTGGCCGGGACCCCATCCATCGCCCCGTCCGCTCTCTCCTCGATGCCGTGGGGGACGCTGGCCGCGGTTCTGTTGGGTCTGGTCGCTCTCACTTCTATCGGAGGACGTCGATGACCTTCACCGTCCCCAACGATCACATCGCCCGCACTGGGCTCCCCTATCCGTCGTTCCCCGGCGGCCGTATGTCCCTTGCCGGTCTCGGGGCTCCATGTGCGGACTCAGGTACTTGCGGACCAAACCCTTGCGGATGGTTCGACAACATCTGGATCTCTGACGCGTGCCGGTCGTTCTGCCAATGCTCCGACCCCACCTCCTGGGGCTCTGTTGGCGTCGTTCAGGCAACCGCTAATGAGGCCGGGTCGATTATCGGCGGGGCGGTTGGTAACGCCGCGGGTGCCGCGGCTCAAGGCGTCGGAAACCAACTCAACTCCCTTACCGGGTACATCATGCTCGGGTTCGGGGCGTTGATTCTGCTAACGGCATTGAAAGGCTAACGAAAGGATCGATTACGACTATGGCCAATCTCAACATTCATCCCGCGCCTGGTATGGGGGACCTCACCTCCGGGTTCTTTGTGGTCCCCCAGAACCCGATCCAGATGGCGACCGAGGGCATCTCCCGCGTCCCGACTCTGGGCGAGTTCATGGCCGGAGCCTTCGTCGTTCCCCAAAACCCGTTCCGGGCCTACATCACCAACTCGGTCACCCCGCTCGGAACCGCCGCCCTCCCCGGCATGTCCGGTCTCGGGTGTGCGTCGTGTGGCGGAACGTGCGGTATGGGGGCGTTAGACTTCTCCTCGTTCTCGAACTTCACGGCGTCCCTCGCCCCGACTCTCCAGGAGGACAGTCTCGGATTCGGCCTCCCCAACTACGCCTACTTGGGAATCGGCCTCCTCGCCTACATGTTCTTGTTCTCCGGATCGACCGGCCCGTCGCGGGTCGCAAGGGCGAGACGGGCGTATCGCAGCTACGCCGCCGCCTAAGGAGACGATCACGACCATGACCATGACCCCGCGAACCAAAGCCTACCTCAACACCCTCATCACCGCTTTCATCACAGGCGGCCTGGGTAGTTTCGCGGTCAATCACCTCGACCACGACCACTTCGCGGTCTTCACCCTCAACTTCTGGCGGACCTTCGCCGCATTCGGAGTCGTCGGCGTCATCAACCACGTCCGCAACTCCCCACTCCCCAACTTCTTCTCTCTCAACATGCCGGAGTTGGCAACGACGGAGGAACCGGAACCTACTTACGACGACGGCGACCGCGACGGTCACATCGACATCGGCATCAACGACGGCGGAAAGGAGGAAGGCGATCTTCACCAATAAGTAACAGGTTGTCGTAACCGTTTACCAACTGGCGGATTTTGCGGGTGAATTATGGCGAAAAGGAAAAAGACGGGTAAGGGTGGGAAGAGGACGGGGCCGATTGGGAGCGCGGTGAGGTTTAGTCAGGGGTTGATGAGTGGGGCCGTGGAGGCGGGGGATCAGGCGTTGGGGAGAGTGGTAGGGTTTAATCCCTGGTTCGGATTTGGGAAGAAGATCGAGTACGGGAATTTTGTGAAGGCTCCCTTCAGGTCTGTTGACGGGGAAATTGAGCACATGTGGGTGAGGGTGAGTAAAGTTACGCCTACTGCTATCGAAGGTGTGTTGGACAACGAGCCGGTGTTTAAGCACTCGCCTGCGCTGAAGATGGGTAGCGTGGTGAAGGTTAAAAAGTCGGCAGCGGAGAAGGTTATGAACCCCGCCAAGTTCGACCGGTGTGTCAAAGAGGTGAAGGCGAAGGGGCGGCCGGGGAACGCGTACGCGATCTGTACGGCGGCGGGGACGAGGAACCCGAAAAAGAAAAAAGAGAAGTTCTATGAACCGGGTACGAGGATGCGGTTCGATGGGAATGATCCGGAGGCGGGGGCCTGGGGGTTCTTCGATGTTGAGGTGGTGGATTGGGAAGCCGTGAAGGACGGGTATGACAGTAATGGCCGTCGAGTATTGCCCAAAGCCACGGTGAGGAATCTAAGAACCGGTCGGGTGTTCACAACGTACACGCACAACCTTAAACCTTTAGGGGCGGTGACCAATCCGGCCAAGAAGATGTACGCCATCGAATACAGTTACGAGAACACCCAGGGGACCAAGAAGTGGAGACTGTTGCCGGAGGGACCGTGGGAGAGCAAGGAAGACGCCCAGGACTTCGGTGATGCGGAAGTCGGGTATGCGTTCAGAGTGGTGAGCACGACCGCGAAAGAGTTTGAGAAAAAGCTAGTGGACCAGGGGACGAGGAGATCGAACCCGATTCATAAGATGGCGAGTTTTGACTCGAAGGCCGCGGCCGACGCGTTCGTGAGAGTGATGGAGGCGGATAGAGGGATCGCGATCAAGTACGTCGAGAAGAAGGGCGGGAAGTGGTGGGTGGAGTATGCGGAGTTGGGGAAAGCGTCGAACCCAGTGGAGCCCATCGCACTCGCTAACGAACTCGTAGGGAGATTGAAAAGTGGCGGGTACATCACTGATGACGGTGGACGGTTGTTGGAGATGGTAATTCGACGTAGCGGACTGAGTTGGTCAGAATCGATTGGACTCGTGAAAGCCGCTAAGAAGACGGACGGAAAAGCGGACGCCAAAGCGATCTCTGACGCCTACCAGAAAAAGTATGGATCGGAAAAGGCTCAAGAGCAATTACGCCATCGGCACGACGTCAGGTTGGAGCATCTACACGATTCCAGTTACGTGAAGCCAGAAAAGATTGACAGCATGATCGCGGCCCAGTTGGGGAAGAGGAAGTCAAACCCCTCTGACGCCGCCGCCGGGATGTACGAGTCCTTCCACGGGAAACCCTCCGACCAGATCGAGGAGTTCGAGGAGAAGGACCATTACCACTCGAACCTCGCCGGGTTGGGGTGGATGATCGGGTTGAAGGTCAGGACCCCCTCCTGGTACGACGTCACGATTGAGTTCGATGACGTTTTGTTATGCTCGAACGAGGACGGGACCCAGTTGTTTTTGGTCGGCGGGGATCAAAGCCTCGACCTCGACAAACTCAAGATCGATAACGAGACCGGGAAGGAGTCGGTCGTGATCGGGGAGGCGTGGTTGATTGGATACCACACCGAGAAGGACTTCGACGAGTTCAAACCTATCGATTACATCCACGGGTTTGGGCATGAGAAGGACCATGCCAAACTCCCGAAGAATGCGGACTTGTGGAACGATGCGGAGCCGCCCAAAGAGGAGAGTTTCGGGGTGGGGAATTATCCGACGTTGAGGTACGACGTCAGGAATCAGAAGTTGTATCTGGATGGAGGGATTTACAAGATCGAGAAGCCGATGTTTGAGACGTCGCCGGGGATTGAAGGGTAGGGGATGGCGGTGATGACGGCAAGATGAGTGAAAGGGCGAACAGATGATTGACGAGATGGAAGTGACGACGACATTAACGGTTGAGGAACTCGCGGAGAACCTCGCCAAGGAGTTAACGGGATACGACAAGATCCCGTTGACGGATCACCAGACCCTCGCGTTGCGGGAAGAGGGGAAGGATTGGCCCGCCGATGCGTTGAGCATGATCGGGTTGAAGCGGATGCGGAACATTCACGACCTGACGAAGAGAATCGTGGTCGAGAAGGTCCCCGGAGACTTCATGGAGTGCGGCGTGTGGCGGGGCGGGGCCTCGATTTTCATGTGGAGGCTTCTGGCGATGTATGGGGAGACGGATCGGAAGGTGATTCTGGCCGATTCGTTCGAGGGGTTCCCGAAAGATCGGGAATGCGTTCAGGACCGGTTGGAGTTCGCACCCGCGGAGTATATCGCGGTGAGTGAGGAGGAGGTCAGGACCAACTTCGCCAAGTACAAGGCGGGGGACCGGCTTCATCCCGATCCCAAGACGGTGTTTGTGCGGGGATGGTTCAAGGACACGCTCTTTACCGCGAACATCGGACGGTTGGCCCTTCTTCGTCTCGACGGCGATCTGTTCGAGTCGACGATGACGTGTTTGAATGCTCTCTATTCTCATGTCGTCGAGGGTGGTTACGTCATCATCGACGATTACGCGTTACCGACGTGCCGGAGCGCGGTCGACCAGTTCAGGGAACGGTGGGGGATTAAGAACGAGATCCACCAGATCGATTATTCGGGGGTGTGGTGGCGGAAAGGGGGGCGGGCGTAATGGAGAAAGGAATTAATACGACGATGACGATCAACCCGTCGATCCTCTTCTCGGTCATCCATCCTTCGGCCCGCCCGAACAAGTGGAGAGAGATTTACGACGCCTGGATCAACGCCGCGGTGTTCAAGGACATGGTCGAGTACATTCTCGTGGCCGATCCCAAGTTCTTCAGTGAGGATCAGGCGAGAGAAGCGTTCGAGATCATGGCCAAGACCCGGCCCCAGGACCGCGTCATCTGGACCGGCGTGAAGGAGAACGCGACCTACGTCTCGAACGTCAACCTCGGGGCCAAGGAATCGCAAGGACGCCTTCTGTTCGTGATCGCCGACGATCAGTATCCGGCTCCGGAATGGGACGCGGAGATCGCGTCGATGTCGACCGAGGGGATCAAGACCCCCGCGGACGAGTTCGTGGTCGAGGTCAATACGTTGACCCCCGATGAGCATGACCGCGGCATCCTCGTCCTCCCGATCCTTTCGCGGTCGAGGTATGAGCGGTTCGGGTATGTGTTCTTTCCCGAGTACGAGTCGATGTACGCGGACAATGATTTTTGTGCTCTCGCACGACGCGACGAGTGCGTGATCGATCTCCGCCATATCGCCCCGTTCCCGCATCGCCACCCGATGTTTGACCCCGAGGCGAAGATGGACGAGGCGTACAGTCTCCAGAATCGTCCCGAGGCTTACGAGAAGGGGGCGGCGATCTTTGAGGCGAGGAAGGCGTCGAACTTCAACGACGGCGTAAGGATTCATAAGCGCCGCCGTATCGCGGTGTGTCTGCCGGGGGAGAGATTTTCGATGTTGTGGGTGTCGGCCTGGACCGGCTTACTCGCACATCTTCTCCGCAATCATGAACCGGAGGTCCTGTTTGGATACTCTTCGTCGGTGTACGTGACCAGGGCATCCCTCGTCACCAACCTCATCCAGTCCAAACAGGACTTCGACTTCGTCCTTTGGTTGGACGACGACAACACCCTGACGCCCGCGCAACTGGAGATGATGATCGCCGATCTCGACGACCACCCCGAACTCGCCGGAGTCGCCGGTTGGACGTGGGTGCAGACGGACGGTCACGCGTGCCTGGAGTCGACGGTCTCGTGTGGAACGTTGAACGAGATCGGCCAATCGCGGCCGTTCACGAAATCGGAGATGGAGTCGTGTACGTCTCCGCTCAAATGGATTGACTGGTCCGGATTCCCCGCCCTCCTTCTTCGGTTTGACACGTTGAAGGCCGACCCGTTCCCGTTCAGGGCCGAAGTCAACGACAACTACTCCTGGGGCATGGCCGGGGAGGACGTGAGTTTCTTTATCAAGATGCGGCGTCATGGTCTGAAGTTTGCCGTGGATCGTCGCGTGTATGTCCCGCATTACAAGATGCGGGCGGTGTCCGGGGATGAGATCCCCATCGCCGGATCGAACGTGATTCAAATGCCGGAGCCGCAACCGGCGTAAAAAGTTTGCAGTCACCTCCGGATGCCGGGGGCAATTTTTGGAAGAAAGGAGAAGTAAACAGATGAGTACAGTCACTTACGCATATCCGGTATCCGGGACGGTCGCTCCGGCCATCGCCCAGGCACTCGGATGCAACATGCTGACGTGTCAGATCCAGACGAGTGACGCGGACACCACCGCGACCATCACTCACAACTGGCAGTTGACGACGGCCCAACTCAACAACTTGTGGCCGACGATCAAAGCCTATATCTCTTCGGCAGGAACCGCCTCGCCGTTGCTGAGTTGGGCTCTGACGAACTCGGTATCCGTCACGATGACCAAGGTGAGTTCGGTCGGGACCGGCGGAACCATCGTTCTGATTCTGGAACGTCCGTTCTCCGCGATCACGTAGGGCGGGATTGATTCGTACATGGGAGTCAGATTCCGAATGATCGCATTCGAGTTGAGAAAGGAGATCGAGTCGTGGCAGTAGCTACCAGAGTCGTACGCGTTGCCAACCCGCGGCGTAAGCGGTCATCCGGTCGCGGAAAATTCCGTCTCCGTACCGCCCGCCGCAAGTCCAACGCGGGTCGTTCTCGACGCCGAATGACGGAGAAGCAGATCCGCCACTTCGGCACTGCGGCCCAGAAGGCCGCATTGAAGCGCAAATATCGCGCCCGCTTCCAGAAGTCCGCGGGTGCAACGCGAAGGCGTCGGCGTAACTCGTCGTCCCACTCGCGCGTAAAGGTCGTCTATCGGTCTCGGTCGGCAAATCCCAAACGCCGCTCCCGTCGCCGTAGATCCAACCCGGCCCTCGTGGTGACACTTGGGTCCATCAATCCCAGAAGGAGAACCAAGTCAGTGGCAAAAACTCGCAAACGTCGTCGTTCGCGCAACCCGCGCCGTCACCGCGTTGCCCGCCGCCGACGCACCAATCGTCGGACTCGGGTCGTGGTTGTCTCCGCTCCTCGCCGCCGTCGCCGTCACAATCCGGCCCGGTCGCATCGCCGCCGCCATCATCGGCGTCATCGTTCGATGAACCGGCGTCGGAACCCGTTCATGGGCGGCGGTAAGAACATGCTCATGGCGGGGGTCGGCATCTTGGCCGGTGTCACCGCCACCAAACTCATCCCCAAAGCCATCCCGGCTTCGATCTCCGCGTCGGTCGGGAGCGGGTCGATCATGGCCGTCGCCGTTTCGGGCGTTTCGGCGTGGTTGACCGGGTGGGTTCTGGGCAAGTTCGTCAACCCGACCCTGGGTGAATACGCCATGTATGGCGGCATCGCTCAGACGATCTCGGTGGCCCTCAATGCGTTCGTTCCCTCCATTGGCGGGACGTTCTCGTTGGGCGATCTGGTGAACGGCAATTTCGTCGTCCCCCAGAACCCGATCCGCGCAGGTATGTCGATGGTGGCCCCTTCGGCTCCGGCCGCGCGGGGCATGTCGGCCTACCCGTCCGCGTACTGAGGTCGTAAATGAGGCCGGTCGGCCTCACGTTCGAGTCGTTCGCATCGTCATGAGGGCGGTATCGGAAGCGTTCACCGTGGCCGCCGCCGCCCTCTCGAAAGTCTCCACCCTTTAACCACTGTGTCGCGGGCCAAACCCGGACAAAGGAGAAAGATCATCATGGCCGCTGCCGCTGCCGCAATGCCGTCCCTGACGCCTCAACAGGCATACATCCTCAACGAGTTCAACGGTCAGACCTACGAACCGAATCGAATGGACGTGCAGGACACTCCCCTGTACGATACCGTCACGTTCACCGCGGGTCAGACCATCACGACCGCGACGTCCCAGTTGTTCGTCAACGTCCAGAACAAGAACATCGCCCAGACCAACGTCCAGACCTCCAAGAAGTTGGACGCGCCGGAAGCCTTCACCGTCAAGTCCTACCGGTTCTTCTGGCAACCGAATGTCCTCCTCGCCGACCTCTACACCATCCTCATCGGCTCCGGCGGGGCGGTCCTGGAGTTCATCATCGGCAACAAGGTCTATCAGCGCGGGCCGCTCTGGGTGTACTCGCCCGGTGGCGGGCTCTACCCGTTCTTCACGACGTCGTCGACGTCGATGATTAACAACGGGATGCCCGGTCGCTCCGAGATGAACCGCTTGGCCATCAACGTCGTCATCGACAACCAAGCGTCGTTCTACGCCCAACTCAACTGCCCCTCTTCCATCGCCCTCACGGCGGCGGGTTCGGGCGGCACCGGCTTCCAGTACCAGTTGGTCCTCTCGGGCCTCTACGCCCGCGGCGTCCAGTAACAAAAACGGGGTCGTGGATGGGGTCTTCGGACTCCATCCCCTTCCCCTTCAGTCTCTTACGCGTCGGCGTCGGTGTGGGGTCCCCTTTCAATCCCCATTTCACCCGGCTCCTCACCTCTGTCACGCGCGAGAGTGGGCGTTCGGCTCTCATCCGGTACGCGGAGACGTTTGGCGGTGTTTAAGTTCGCCCTTTTCATCGCCTTACCTAGTTTCCATGCCCATCACCCGGCCGACCGGACCATCTGAACGCCCATCCAAAAATTTTTGCGGGTGAAAAGAATAGAGAGGAGAAAGAGGCGATGGGAACGTTTAATCCGCAAGCCCCGCTAGTGATTAACGGCGTGAATGACGCCAGTCCGATGGGGTTTCAAGATCAGAGTTTTGACTACGTCTATGACGTGGTGTTGAGCGGGAATCAGGTGTTGAACGATCAGGTGGTAAGTATCTACACCGAGGCGGACTTTGCCTGGAGGGCGTTGATTGTGAACGTCGCGACCGGGACGTTTAAGGTGAGGTTTACGGACGGGCAGGGGTATTACTTGTCGAGTGGGTTGATTGACTCGGCTAACCTGACGTCGAGTCCCGCGGACCCCTGGATTGTGTTTCCCGAGGTGGTGTTTCCGGCCGGTGGGAGAATTAGCATCGATATTACGGACACGAGTGGAGCGACGAATACGATCCAATTGTTGTTCAGGGGTGTGAACCGGTACCGGTTGCGGTCGTAGGCGGACCGGCGAGAAGGAAGTTGATAAAAGGGCGAAAGGAGAGATGAGAATGGGTGGGTATGTGACTCCGGCCGGGTTTGGAGATACGTTTTATGTTTACGCGTTCGATGCGGATTCGTTGACGAATGGACAGGACGCGTATAACCAGAGGGTCGTGATCGCGGACGGGCAATTCGTGATGCGGCAGTGGGCCGGGTTGTACAGTTGCGCAAGTGGGATTCAGATTCGGAACCGGTTGCAGAATCCGCTGAACAGTGGGAGCAAAGGGGCGACCATGAGCGGGTTTAAGACCGGTACTCCGGTGATTCCCGAGGTGTGGTATCCGGGTAGCGGGTACATCGGGTTCGATCTGTTTAACGTCAATAGGACGGTGATTGGGACCGATGGCGGGAATACGATTTATGGGGCTCAATTGGCCTTTGCCGGTGTGAGGCGGCGGGCCGGAGTCGCGTCGGACCCGATGGAGAGCCGGTACAAGTATTACGAGAAGCCGTACAGCTATCGATTTGACCTCTCCATCAATCAATATGCGTCGGTGAGTGGGGTGTCGACGTCGCCGCAATTGAATCAACTGTACGTCGACGATCAGTACGATTTTGTTCTTCAAAGGATCAGGGTCGTCAAGACGCCGACGCCGGGGACCGAGTACACGACGCCGACGTTCAAGATTTTGCTTTATAACGGGAACAAGGAGGCGGTCTCCAACATCCCGTTGTTGTCGACGAATCTGGTGAATTTTCCGATCACGTCGACGAGCGGTACGAATATCCCGACGAATTATTTTCCGACTCCTGGGATCATGTACCGGGCGAACTCGGTGATCCAGTTCTATATCACGAGTCTCCTGTTGCCGCCGACGTTGCTGCCGGTGGCGTATGATCTGGAGTTCTCGGGAGTGCGGAGGTATCCGTGTTAGGGGCGGAGAGCGGGGCGAGGCATCCGAAGACGGCGAAGGTTACGGGGGTGAATGTGACAGACGATTCGATGACGAAGCCGGTGGTCGACGGGTTCTCGTATTCGTTGACGAGACTGGTGACCCCGTTGAGTTTTTACCAGAATTGTGTCGCTCAACTCGACACGTTGAGGCGGGCCAACGGGTACCACATGCGGGTGTACAACGTGCCGGATGACCTCGACGAACCCATCGCGGCGTATGGGAACCTGGAGTATCAGGTCAGGACGCAACCGGGGGCGTATCTGTGGGCGGTTCAGTTCGCGTTGACCCAGGGGAGCGCGGGAAGCGTCACCAACATCTCGATCCAGGTGACCGATGCGTGTACGGAGTCGAAAATCTTCTCCGATTACACGTTGGGGAGTGCGTTCGCAGAGACGACGAGCGGGGTGGGATTCAATCGTCCGCCTTGCCTCCTCGATCAGCCGTTTTTGATCGGAGCCCCCGGACTGGTGAACGTGGAGATTTACAACAACTTCAACCAGTCGATTACCTGCCAACTCCTTCTGTTCTTCGCGGAGCCGTCGTTGCCGATGGGCGAGTTGGCGAAGATTTTCCAGGCATCGGGTTACTCGGTATAAAGACATGAACATCTCAGGAACTTGTCAACCGACCGAGAAGGTCAGGAGTTACGTTCCGATTCTCGACCCGTCCGGGAATCGCCGCATCAACCGCGGGCCGTTGAATGACTACGACGCGTGTTTGTTGCGGGAGCGGATGGAGTGGGATCAGGTCATCGAGGGCGGGTTGAGGACCGTGTGTTGTCCGCGGGGCCGGAAGAAGTACAACTCGCCGCCGTGGATCACGATGCCCAGGGAAGGGCGGAGATTCAAGCCGGTGGGGATTCTGCCGGTGAGTTCGTTCGGCGGTGTCGCCGGGACCCAGACGGCGTTGACCATGACGGTCGATACGGGTTACGACGGCGTGTTGACGGATATTGTGTGCGAGGTCGTGGCGGACGGGGCGACCGGATTCATTGAGGGGGGCGGGGACGTCATTTGGAGGTTGCAGAATAATCAACACTATGTTCGCGACCTCGGGAATATCCAGGTGACCATGGGGAGCCTGACGAGTCCTGGAGTGGTGCCAAGGGGTGGCGTGAGGATCTTTTCGAGGAACGTGTTGACGTTCCTGGTGTCGATTGACGCGAGTGGACTGGCGAATTTGAGTCCTGGGGCGAGGATCGTCACGTCGTTGTCGGGATGGATGTACCCGAGATAAGGGCCGTTTGAGGCGATGAGTTTTGTTACCGGTACGGTTACATTATCGTCTGAGTTTCCACTCCCCATTAGCGGGAGTGTGGAAATTGGAGGAGCGTTCTATGCCGTATCGATTGCTTCGCTTGCCTTACATGCGTACAAGTCGGTAGATAAAGGCGTCACCTGGACCCTGGTGGGCGGGGCGGGGCCTTTGGTCAACAATGGGGCGGGCGGTGGGGGAATCGCTTGCGTCGTTGTCGGGACCGACATCTGGATCGCTTGTCGGAATAATGCCCCTGAGGGGGACCCCACGTTCGCCGATCAGGTGACGGTGTTTCATACGGCGACTTTGACGTGGGGGGCGGTGACGACGACGAACTCCCAGGCCGTACCTGCCGCGGGGGAGCCGGGGAACTTCGGGAATCTCGGAGTGGCGTACCGTCCCTCGACCAACGAACTCATCGTCTACGATGTCGCCATCCCCAACACGGTCGATCCCCCGCCCGATTTCAATCCACTCGCGCGGACGGCGTACTATACATTTAACGTATCGTCGCTTGCGTTTAGCGGGTGGATTCCATGCGGTGGGACCTCGCCGACTCAAAACTCCGATTGGTTCCCGATTGTTCCGCTGACCGGGAGCGGGGTTATTTATGCCTCGGGGTACACGTACTTTTTCTTTGGGAGATTCAACTACGACGACTCGTCGACGTCGCTCTATTACCAGTCCCTAAGCGATGCCGGAGTTCTGGGGCCGTTGACCCAGTTGCTTGATCCAACCGCCTCCCCGCTCATCAACCTCACCAACATAAGCACAGACGGGACGACGGTGGTGATGGCGTCGACAAACGCCGGGTTGACTAAAATCTACACCTACTCGGCCGCGGCGGGAGGATCGACCCTCACTTTCGCGACCCAGACGATCACGACCGCATTGGCGGGGACGTCGAGTATTCAGATCGTCCGTAATCTCTCCAACACGTATCTCATCGCGATCAATACCACGACGTTTGACGTCGAACAAGCGATTGATTCGGGATTGGGGTTTGGAGCCTTCTCCTCGGTCGGCACCGCGGCCGTCCCTGACGTCGCGTTGTTCTTTTGTGTTCAGTTGTCGTCGTATCCGTGGGCGGCGGAGATCGAGGGGAGTATTTATTTTGGTTTGGTCCCGGCCGGTCCGGCTCCGGCGGTTACCTCTACTTCCGGTCCCGGACGCGGGGCGGCGAGAGAGATTACGCTTAATGCCGCCGATCTTTGCCTCGCGCGGGACTTCAGTCTGTTGGAAAAGATCGACACCACCGCGTTATCGTGCGGGACGTGTAGAAAGTATGGAGACTCTCCGCCATGGGTTACGATGCCCGCGGAAGGAAAGTTATTCCGTCCGGTCGCGTCGATCATCGTATCGTCGATCACGCCGGGAGTTGATACTCCGGTTCTGAAGATGATCGTCGACACCGGTTACGACGGGAATCTGTTCGACATCGTGTGTCAATTGACGGCGAACGGGACGACCGGGTTCGTCGAGGGGAGCGGGGACGTCACCTGGAGACTGAGGAACAATAATCACTACGTCCGCGATCTGGGTAACATCCTGGTCTCGATGGGGAGTTTGAAGAGTCCGGGGAATCTTGATGACGGCGGGGTGAGACTTTACTCCGGCAATGTGCTCACGTTTTTGGTGAACATTTCGGTCAGTGGGGCGGGGAATCTGAACCCGAACGCCTATGTGACGTGTGGTTTACGCGGGTGGATGTACCCGAGAACATAAAGACCATGGCATTGACCCCTGTACAGCTACCGAACGCTCCAACCGCCTTGCCGGGGAGCCCGAACACATACGGCCCCGGATGCGGTCCATTCGTTAACGGCACCGATCTCTACGTCCTCACTCAACAGGCCGGGAATATCACCAACGGGGCCGCGGCCTTCGCCATCTGTAAAAGTAGCGATGGAGGGGCGACGTGGACAGCGATGGATGCGGCCAACGAACCCAAGACGACGGGAGTGGTTCCGTATTGCGTCAATGGGGTCCAGATCGGGGCCAAGTTATACGTCATTTGGGGGCGATATTCGGTCGGCACCGGCACCCTCCACCTCGCCGCGACGACCTTCAACATGGCGACCGGGACGTATGGGGCGACCGACACCGCCGGACCCGACACCCAGGTCGGAGCCTCCAATCCCATCGGGGCCTACACGGACGACAACTGCAATGTCAACGCCGCGGCGAGGCCGGACGGAAAAATCTCGATTGCGTATTGCACCAACCCGGTCGCCACGCCGGTCGTCGAATACGTTGTCTGGGATCCAGGCGGCGGCGGATGGACCGGTCACCAGACCCTCGCGACCGATTCGGGCGGGTTCGTCCAATGCTACGTCCCTTACGGCATCTACATCGATTCGACCGGACGCAAGTATGTCATCATGCTCTTTTTCAACACGGGGACGAGCGTGGGTCAGATCCAGTGCGTCACGCTCAACAACGCCGACGCCATCACGTCGACGACCGTGGTGTCGTCCGACGTCTTCATCAACACTTTCCCCAACGGTCTCATCTCCGCCTTCTTAGGCGGCGGGTATCTCGACGCGACCAACTCCAGGATCGTGACGACGAGAATGTCGGCCTCGGGGGTCCTGGGGTTCTCCTCCGCCTCCTTCGCCGACAACCCGGTGTGGACGAGCGTCAACTCGACCATCTCCATCGTCGACAACTCGAACTTCCCGGTGAGTGCTCAAGGCTACGAGGCGACGTCGATCACCGAGTTCCAGTCGATGACCGTGTACCCGGCAGGAGGAACGACTCTAGGCTTCTTCACCTTCACCTTCAACCCGGCGTCCCCGATGGGGTCGTCGCTCTGGAACGTCATCCAGACCACTTACAACGGGACGAGTTGGTCGGCACCGGTCACCCAGGTCTCTAACGTGGGGGTTGGCCCGGGCGTCACAGTCGCGAACGGCGTCTCCGCTCTGGTATCCGGAACCACGACCTACATCATCTTCGGGATCTACGGTCCCAACATCTCCTACTCCTCCGCCTTCGCCTCCATCGCCGCCCCGGCCCCGACCGCCACCTCATCCAATGGTCCCGGCCGCGGAGCCGCCCGTTCCATCACCCTCAACGCCGCCGATCTTTGCTTGGCCCGCGACTTTCGCCTCCTCGATCTCATCGATCCCCAGGCCCTCTCATGCGGACGCCGCCCCGATTGCGTGGTCTTCCAGGACTTCTACGACGGCGATCAGGACGGACGCATCGATCACCTCCCGATCCCCCCAGGAGCCCGCCGGTTCTTCTACACCAACTCGATCCCGGTCCCGACCGTCGCCTCCGGCAACAACGCCGTCATCTCTTTCAACGCCCCAGTCGGTTACGACGGATTCATCCTCGGTCATTACCACCTCTACTCCGGACCCGGCACCTTCGTCGAGGGCTCCGGTGACCTCGTCTGGAGAATCCGCCTCAATCAAATCTACGCCCGCAACCTCGGCAACATCCAGGTCACCATGGGGTCCCCCCGCACCCTCATGGTCGTCGAGGGCGGGATCTGGATCGGCTCCGACCAATCCATCCAGTACCAAGTCGAGTTTTTCAACCTGACCGGGCTCATCACCCCAGGCGTCGGCAATATCCTATGCGGTCTGTACGGCTACTTCTACCCGAGGACCTAATCACTACCATCACCCCTATGAACAAAATCATCCAATTCCTCACCTCACCCCAGTTCACGGTCATCCGTGTTCTCGCCTTGGTGTCGTGTTCGATGTGGCTCATGATGCTTTTTCTCTTGAACGTGGCGGCCTTGGCCCAGTCCATGACCTCCCCGCCCCGGCCCTCCCCGACCTTCAGCGATCTCGCCACCCAGGAGTACCGCCAGAACATCGAAAACGAACACCGCTTCTCCGTTCTCGAAACCGTCGTCAAGAATATCGACGAACGGACCTCCTTCATCCAGACCTGTATGTGGGCCTTGGTCGTCGGCATGTCCGGTCTGGTCGGCGAACGCGGTATCAGCATCGTCAAGGAACGCAAGCACAAAGGAACCAACAACCTATGATGAAAACCATCCTCTTTATCGCCATCTCCGTCCTCGCCGGTTTTGCGGGTGAATCGACGGCATGGGGACAACAGAAACAGGCCCCGGACTGCCAGTTGGCGTTTATGTTTACGGCGTCGGGGCAGTTTACGCCGTCGCTGGCGAATTACGGGAGCGGGAGTAGTGGAGGGCCCAATCTGTGTGATAGCTGGACGTTGGGGTATGCGAGTGTCGGGTTTAGCGCGATCAGTTTGGTTGTCCAGAGTGCGCCCGCGGCGACGTCGAGCACGCCTGGGAGTTGGGTGAATTACGCGGGGACAGTGAGTACTGGGTCGAATCCGAACACGAGTACGAGCGGGGCTCAGACGAAGCTGACGAACGGGGCGGTGGCGATTCCCTGGATCAGGGTGACGCTGGCGAGTGCGACCGGAAGCGGGACCGTGTTTGGGTTGCTGCAAGGGTGGAATACGGGGAATTTTGGGGGCGGAGGGAGCGGTGGAGGGGGAGGAGGATGCGGGACCCCTTGTCAGGTGGTCGGGACCGCGGCGGCGGGGAGTCCTCCGAGTGGGGCTCCGGTACAGGTGGGCGGGAGCGATGGGACGAATATGCGGACCATCAAGACCGACACGAGCGGGGATCAGGTGGTGGTCGGGACCGCGGCGGCGGGGGCGGCGGCGACTGGGAATCCGGTGGCCGCGGGGGCGAAGGATACGAGCGGGAATGTGGAGAATGTTCAGAGCGATGTCGCGGGGAGGTTGTTGAATGGGGCGTATCCGTCGAGTGCGGCGGTTACGTTGAGTGCGAGTGGGTTGACCAGGATTGTGACGCATTCAGGGTCGAATACGACGACGGTGAGTCACTATAGCATCGCGTTCGCGAGTGCGGTGAACTTTCAGCTGGAGTATGGGACGGGAACGAATTGCGCGGCCGGGACGACGGCGTTGACGGGGGTGTATCAGTCGATTGCGGGGATTACGATTGACGTGCCGTTTATCGTCCCGGCGGGTCAGGATCTATGCGTTAACTTGGGGTCGAGCGTGAACGGAGGGGGGACGATTTTTTATGTTCAACCCTAAGGCGAGATTGAGAGTGTCTCCGAAGGTCATGAGGGTAGTGATGTTTGTGGGTATCCTCGTGATGCTGGCGTGGTGCGGGCGGGATGGGGTGAGGTTGATGGCCTCAGGGGTGTCGGCGAGGCCGGGGATTCCGGCTCCGGTGACGCTGGCGACCGCGTATGCGAATAACCGGAGGGATGGGTGGTATGCGAATGAGACCACGTTGACCCCGGCGAACGTGGGCGGGGGGTCGTTCGGGAAGTTGTATACGTGGGCAGTTGCGGCGGGGAGGGTGAATGCTCAACCGCTGGTGATCCCGAGGGTGTCGACGTCGAGCGGGCAAAGGGATCTGTTGATTGTAACGTCGATGGCGGGGACCATGTACGCGTTCGATGTCAACAACAAAGTCCAGGCGTGGAACTCTTCGTTGATCTCGACCGGGTATCAACCGAATAATCCGTTGCTTTATCTGGAGACGGTCGGGTGTGTGAGTACGCCGGTTGCCGATGTTGCGAATGCAGTGGTCTACGCGGTGTGTGGGGATAGTTCGCCGTCGTGGAAGCTGTTCAAGATCAGTTTGTTTAATGGGGCGATTCTGGCGAGTACGACGATTGTGGGACAGGTGACCGGGACGGGGAACCCGCAAGGGGATGACGTGATCGGGGGGAAGTTGCAGTTTGTTCCGTCGCTGCATTTGCAGAGGGCGGCGTTGTTGATGGCGAACGGGAACATCTATATCGGGTTTGGGAGTCATGCGGATTCGGGGTCGTGGCATGGGTGGGCGTTCGCGTACAAGGCGAGTGATCTGAGTCAGGTCGCGGTGTTCTGTACGACTCCGTCGAATACGGGAGGAGGGTTGTGGGGGGCCGGTGGAGGGTTCTCGGCCGACGCCGCGGGGAATCTCTATGTACTGACGGGGAATGGTGGGTGGGATGGGATCACGGCGTTCGGGGAAAGTATTTTGAAGCTGGACCAGAATTTGAATCTTTTGGACTGGTTCACTCCGGCGAACTACGCGACTCTGATTACGAACGATTCGGACATGAGTTCGGGGCGGGCGATGTTGATGTCGACCTCGAATGGGTCGACACTCCTGGTCGGCGGGACGAAGGATTATAACGTCTATGCGGTCGATACCGCGTGCATGGGGCATCTGCAAGGGACCGGGTCGTCGTGTACGGCTCCTCAGGTGTGGTTGACGAATAACGGGGCTCCGGGGCCGCATGTGGGGATTTATGGCGGGACGTTCGCCAACGGGGCGGTGTTCGTGCCGAATACCGGAGGGCCGATTTATAAGTACACGTTTTCGCCGGGGACGGGACTGTTCAACAAAACCGCGGTCCAGTCGTCGGTGAATTATCAGTTTCCGGGGCCGCATCTCTCGTATTCCTCCAATGGGGCCAATGGCGGGGTGTTGTGGGCGATTACTTGCGCGATCAGCGCGGAGAGTACCGCGGAGCCAGGGACGTTGCGGGCGTTCGATCCGTCGACGATGTCGGAGATTTATAACTCGGGGGCGTTGATCGCCGACAACCTGGGGAATGTGAATAAATTCAATCCCGCGGTCGTCGCGGACGGGAAGGTGTACGTGTCGAGTGGATCGAACGTGTACCAGTTCGGATTGGGAGCACACTAATGGAAAAAATGAAGAAGATGGCGAGGGCGACGTCGAGGTCACCGTTCGCTCCGTTCCTGGTGATCGTCGCCGCGGTCATGACGATTGAGGCATTGATGGTGCTGTTGCCGAAAACCGCCATCGGGAGTTCGTTGACGGTCGGGGCGTACACGACGGTCCAGAATGCCGGGAGTTCGGTGACCCAGAGATCGGTGTTGAACTTTGTGAGCGGGTGTACGCCGGTCGACAATGCCGGTACCAAGGCGACCGATGTGACGTGTTCGGGCGGGGGCGGGGCGACGATTGGCGGGGTGAATGCCCAGACGGTCGGATATACGCCGGTCAGTGGGGACTCGGGGAAGCTGGTGACGATGAACGGGAGCAATCTGACCCTGACGTTACCCAGTCCTCCGCCGTCGAATACGTGGTTGATCTGGGTCGAGAATCTGAACGCGACGAACGTGACGATCTCAAGGAACGGGTTGACGATTAACGGCGGGACTGCCAACATCACGCTCCCTCAGTATGAGATGGTGAACGTCTGGACCAATGGGACGAATTATTTTGCGTCGTTGCCGTTCGTGGCCGGGACCAACATGACGATCACCCCGGCGTCGAACGGGATCACGTTCGCGGCGAGTGGCGGAGGTGGGGGTGGGAATGTTATTCCTTTGCCGACGATTACTCCGGTGATCGACGCCAACTTTGCCTGGGCCAATCAACAAACGGCGAGTTACACGAACACGAATAACACGATCTATTTGACGGTGCCTACTCTTGGCGGGGACAATCTCTGCGCGAGGGAGACGAGCGTCCCAGGCGCGGCCCCATATACGTCCACTTTCATGTTCGCCCCGACCGTGTCGAACAACTCCAACATGGGAGTCGGGGTTGAGTTGAGAGATTCGGTGAGCGGCACCATGGTCGCGATGCAATTTGACGGGAGTCTCAACTCGACCCGGTGTATCTCTGGGTCACTGACCGGGTGGAGCGGAGCCGGAGGGAATCAGTATCGCTATGGGTCTTACACCTTTGGGCAAATCAACAATACAGGGACGAATGTGAACTTTTTGGCGTCGAATGACGGGGTTAGTTTCTCGGTCGTCTGTACAGTAGCGATTGGAATTTGGCCCAACACCCCGAATAAGGTGGGCTTCTATGTTCAGAGTGAGGGAGCCCCGTCGAATGCGTCGATGGCCGTTTACAGCTACACCCACACACCTTAGAATGGAATTGCGATGACCCCATTCAGAACTCCCGACACCTGGAGAACCCGGTACGCCAAGCGGGCGTCGATGGGGACCATGGATCAGGTCCTCGCGACGATTGCGAACGTCGAGAAGTCCAAAAACGGTCTCAACAACCCCGGCAACGTCATCTACGTCGGACAGACCGGAGCCTCGCCGTCGTCCAATTGCTTCACCGACACCGCAACCGGCAAACAGGACTGTATCGCCCAGTTCGACACCATCGACAACGGGGTGGCCGCGGAGACCTCGATCATCAACTCCGCGGCGGCCCAAGGGCTCACCATCGCCCAGTTCACCGCCAAGTACGCTCCGTCCGGATCGGGCAACGACCCGGCCGCATACGCCCAGTACATCGCCCAAGCAACCGGGTTGAGCGTCGACGCCCCGTTGAGCGCCGCCATCGCCGCGGCGTCCAACCCAGGGATCACAACCGGCCCGAATCCACCGGCTTCCAATGGCGGCACCGTGTACTATACGCCGGACTCATCGGCGGTGTGCGATCCAGGTGTCGACCCGACGTGCGGGGTGGCCATCGAGGCGTCGACGTCTCCGGACTGGACGACGATTGGGATTCTGGCGGCCCTCGCGGCGGTGCTGTTGATCGCTACCGGGCGATAGCCTCGTCTTCTTCGATCCTTCGCGCGAGGCGGGCCGCGATCTCGGTCATGACAATCGTCATGGCCCAGACCCCCAACATCGTTTGACGGGCGAGTTCCTTCTCGGACAGGTGCATCGAGACATCGGACACCTTCTCGCAGTCTTTGAGGGTGTTGTTGCGGTACTCGATCCACTCCTCCGCGGTGAAGAGGCCGGGGCGAGGGCCGATCATCCCCGCCTCCCTTTGGCCGCATTCGCCGCCGCCGCCGCCTTTTTCACCGCCCAATACGCTCGAATCCTCTTCGCCTGGGCCTTCTTCTGGGCGGCCGTCCAACCTCGCCGACGCCGCCGACCAAATCCGATCCGGCCGATTTTGCCGGGTTGGAAAGGGTGGCGTAGACGGCGTGGCGGTGGTTCCGGCGGCCTCTGGCGGGTTGAGGAGGGTCTTTGGACGCCCGCGCCGCGGGGCTCCCTCAGCCACGAGAAGGGCCTCTAAAACGGCGACCGTGTGGACTTCCCGCTCGGTGTCGCGCCGGAGTTGGGCGATGAAGGAGCGGAGTTGGGTGATGGTGGTGCTTGTCATAGAGGGGATCTTGACCGATTCCACGGCCGCGGAGAATAGAGCGCCAGTACCAGGACGGCCGAAACCACGGTTCTAGGGGTGTCGCATTCTATAGTAAAAGGCGTACAGGGCTTCGGAAGAGGGTGAAAAAGTGGCTTAGTTTGCAACGCCGGACAAAAAAGGTATTGCGACACTTGGACGTGGTGTGGTAACGTTTACGACAATGATCCGGATCTTTACAGGGCCGGGTCACGAGAAGGGCGAACGAATGGAAAACCAGACTAATACCGATTCACCGGCCGAATCGTGCGCGACGTGCCGGTTCTACGTCCCCAACATGTGGGCGTCTCCGGACATACCCACGGCCCCAAGCGGAACCAGCATAGCCGAATCGATTAAGTGGGTTTTGGGCCATTGCCGCCGCCGGTCGCCGACCAACGAGTTCAAATCGACCGCTTTCCCGTTGATGCCGCCGGACCAATGGTGTGGGGAGTACATCGCCATCGCCGCGACGGTCGAGCGGGTCACGATGATCGACTTGATGGCGAGGTCGGTGAGGGCGGCGGAGACCGCGGCCGTAGCGTGCGAGAAGACCGCGGAGGCGATGGAGAAGATCGCGACGTGTGTGGTGACCGGGACCTTCAGGACGTCATAGTCGATGCCTTACCAGCACAAACGGGAACCCCTCACCTCGGACCAGATCACCACCCTCACCTCTGCGTGCCGCACCCCGGAGGAGAAGTTGGTGATCTGGACCCTCCTGGACACCGGGCTCCGGATCTCCGAGTTCACCGCCATCAACCGCGAAAACCTGGACTTCCAAACTCACCGCCTGACCGTCATGGGGAAGGGCCGCAAACGCCGCATCGTCCCTCTCACTCCCCGGCTCCGTGAACTCCTCGAAGCCTACGTCCTCGCACACGACGCGATCTCGATGGAGGTGAGGAAGGCCCAGAGGATCGTTAAGCGGGTCGCGACCAGGGCCAAGATCCGGAAGCCGGTCACGCCCCACGTCCTCCGCCACACGTTCGCGGTCCAAGCGGTCCAGAAGGGGGTCTCGTTGCCGACGCTCATGCAGATGCTTGGCCACTCGAACCTCCAGACCACCCAAATCTATCTCAACCTCGCCCCCGAGGATGCGATTAAGGAGTTCTCGTCGAAATGGTAGACCAGATTCTCTCGTTTCACTGGATGGTGTTCTTCTGGGGACTCTTCCTGGGCATCCTCACCGGCATCCGGCTCCGTAAGCGTCACGACGTCTACACCCGCCGCCTCACCGAGATCGCCCTCACCGCCCGTCATTACCGCCATGCCGACGCCAATCATTGCACCTACTTCGAGATCCAGAAGTGCCGCGAGGACCTCTTCGATCTCATCGACTGTTACGATCAAGACGTCAAAAAAGGAACCCTAAAATGACCATCACCATCAACCGCCTAGCCATCTTCGCGGTCGCCGCCTTCATGATCTCCGTGATGACGCCGTCCGCGAACGCCCAGTCCACCTCCACCTCCGACGACGGCGACAAAATCATCTCAGTCCCCAAACGCTACGTCTCCCCGGAAGGTGTCGCCCACCAAGCCCCCGCCGCCTCCGCCCAGTGGATCGGCATCGGCCGCGAGATCGGCACCGCCATCAACGAAGGTCTCGGGGCCGTCGTCGACAAGGCCGAAAAATTCGGCACCACCAAGGTCGGTACCTTCGTCATGTTCATGGTCGCCTGGAAAATCATCGGCCGCGACGTCTTAGGCGTCGTCCTCGGGGTCCCCTTCCTCATCGCCGGGTGGGGCGTCATCCTCTACCTCTGCCGCCGCATGTTCTTCGGCTACCGCGTTATCGACCGCGTCGAGGGCCGCACCAAGTTCTACAAGGACGCCCCGGCGATGAAGTTCAACAGTGGCGACATGAAGGGTCTCACCGGAGCCGCTCTCATCATCTCCGCTGTTGCCTTCACCCTCGTCATGATTCTGGAGGTGATATTCTAATGACCAAAACCGAACTCGACAAACTCCACGACGATCTAGCCTACGCCGATCTCAAGGTGATTGTCTTACGCTTCGGTCTATCCGAGGCTTTCAAGACTGGACCAACGAATCAAAAGGCCGCTGCCGTCATGAAGCGTTTTATTGAAAACGAACTAGACCCGGCTGTTGCGGAGTCCTCTCGATTAAATGAATTACACGACGAGCACTGTGACGGACCTAGTCGTCGTCGTTTCGTTCACCGCCGTTCCAGAATAAACCCGCCATCAGAGAAAAAGGAACCCACTCAATGAACCGCCGTTCTATCCGCGACCATCGCCGCATCCCTCGCCGTTTCCGTTTCACCACCAAAGAAGGCGTCGGCACCACCACATGGCCCCTCTCGATTAAGAACGGGGAGCCATCCTTTAACCCCTCCGTCCGGATCGCCTACGTCATCGACCCTTCCGGCCGCCACATCGTCCCCAAAGGAGGTCCACCTCTCCTAATGTCCAACCCCAAACCTAGCGAAGCCATCGAAGATTACGCTAAGCGTCTCGTCGGTCGTCAAGAGTCCCCGTAGAGGGACAAACACGCGATGCTTACGTCAGTAGGCACTACACCGACACAAAAACCTTAGTCCTCACCATCATCTGTTTTTTAGACGAACTCAACCAGGACGGAAAAATATAAATAAAATGCCCAGTTTCTCTCTCACCCCGGCCCAACTCGCCTCTCTCCGCCTTCTACCCGGCCGCGCCCTCATCAAGGTCGCCCCCATCCGTCTCACCACCGACTCCGGCCTCCACCTCCCCCAGGCCGCCGCGGAGGCCCACGAACACGCCCAGATCCTCCGCGAAGGCACCGTCACCCTCATCAACCCAGAACCGCACACCAACCCCGGCATCGCCGTCCATTACCTCAATCCGGCCGGTCTCCTCAACAAACGTGTCCTCTACTTCACCCACCTCGACGAGGTCGATAACGAATATGTCATTGTGCTCCACGGTCAGATCGTAGCCGTGGTCGGGGACTGAATCGTCCCCGCTATTAGGAAGGAAAAATTCTCGGGAAGAGGTGGCGCATCGCCGTCCCCCCTTCCCTCCTGTACATCCACCCGATCACGTCCGTCTTCTGATCCACCGTCAACCCGTTCCACGTAACCGGCGGTATCGCCACATAATCCCACCTCTGCCCGCCGGTCTTCGTGTAAAACGTCCCATGATCCAACACCCTGACCGTCATCCCCACCGGATCATCCCCCACCAACTTCGCCGTATACAGGGTGATTCCGCCCACTTGAAACGAATCCCCCTTCACGTAATCGACGCCCTCAACCAATCCCCCCTCCTTAGCCACTCCCGTCGTCATCGCGGTCGGGTTGTTGTTGCGGTCAGTCCTTGCAGTTGAGGGCGTCATATCGATTACGTTCTCCTTCCCCGTCTTCCCTGTCTTCTCTTACAGCGAGTTCAAATCCTGAGTCAGGGTCTCAAAATCAAACCCGCTCGGAGCCAACCTGGTCTTCTCGATCCAGTCGCGGCTCAGGACCGCGTACCCTTCATCGCAATACCTGACGAGGAAATTCCAACTCATCCTCACCAGCATCCCCCAGGTCACGACCGTCACCGTATCCTCGTCATACCCGACCGCGGGAACGCAATGCCCACCCCAACTCCCCACCGCCGACGCCGCCGGATCGCTATCATCCACATGCCACCCGGTCCCCGGCACCGCATTCGACTGGCTCTGTGCCGTCTCCGGCAACGCCAGTCCGAGGTAGCAATTCCCGAACATCGAGACGCTCAACTTCACGTCCTCAATCAACGCCTCTTCCGTCCCCTGCCTGACCGCGGCGAACGCCACGATCCGATGCCCCGCGATCCCTTGCTTCCTCCACGTATTCAGCGCCGTCAACATATCGCACCCGTTGTCGGTCGCCTCATCCCCCGGCACATACCCGCCGATCACCTCATACGCCTTCAAAATCTCGTCATCGGTCGGCACCACCGGGTTCCCCACATACGTCGTCCATTGCTCGATCATATGCCCCGCCGCGGCACACACGCAGTCCCCAAGCGTGTCATTCATCATCATCGGCCACTCCGGCACATGACTCTGAAAGAACGCCTGTCCAGGTGCGGGCGGAAGGGCCGCCGTATACCTCGACAACTTAAACGTCCTCTTATCGAACCTCGGGGCCTTCTTCCCCAACCTCACTTCCATCATCATCCCTGCCATCTTACTCCACCCCCGTCAAAATCTTCGAGATCGTCATCGCCCAATCCGCGGCAGTCGGCGGCGGCAAATACCTGTACGCCACCTGCCCCACCCTCAACCACAAATCCCCCTCCGCTTCCGGCGGATAATACGCCGCTTGCCTCTCGATCACCTTCAACTCCGCGACCATCACCGTCAGATTCGTCGCATACTCCGGCGGCATCGGATTCGGCACCGCGGCCAAAACCGCCTCGATCACCGTCGCAATGTTCCTCATCTCTTCTTTTTCCTTTCCGTTGAATTTTGCGGGTGAATCACCCGCGGTTAAGAATAGTTTCGATGCCGGGTAGGGATTGTTACAGCCTTGATCGACACCATGGACTTCACCGGCCTGGACGTTGGCCCCACAACCGCAAACCCAGGGTTGATAGAGAGTGTAGGAGAGGGCTTGGATCATCGGGCCGGTCCTCCGTTGATGGAGTAGAGGTTGGGGTCGTCCTCGTTCCGGCTAATCATGTAACGGCGGATGTCGTCGCGGAGAGCGGGTTTGTTACCGGTTAAGTGGTAGATTCCCTGGTAGTTAGCGATGAGGTCGTAAGTGGGGGAGTATTGGTTTCGTACCAGGATCAGGTCACGGGACGAATACGCCCGCCGATTCTTGCTCCCGTGGAAGAAGTGGGTGGCGAAGCCGTCGACGTAGCCGATGTTCTTTTTGAGGCGGGCGGCGTTCTGTTGCCACGCGTGGATGTATTGGCGATAATCGGCGCTATAGCCGTCGATGTGCATGTCTGGGGCTTCTTCGCCGACCAAGCCGAAGGTCATGAACCAATCGCCGTGACCCAGGATACACTTATCAAGGAGCCCGCCACATGTCTCGTATCCTTCGCGGGTGAAGGCCCAGGCCCCGCCGGTTGCACCGACGCCGGGAAGTCCGCCGACTCCCATGGCCATCGCGTAATGATAGTCGTCATCGACTGGGATGTCACGACGCCGCCAACCGCCATTTTCGTACCCATCCGGAAGCCGGAATCCGTTCTGGATGTAGTTGAAGGCAAACCCGTTGTTGGTACCGATGACGCGGTGTCCGGTAGAGTAGGTTTCGCCGGAAAGGTCGGCGTATTGGGAGAACATCTGGACCCAGGCGTAATGTTGAAGCTGGTGGATGGTTTCGAGGGCGACGTCGTGACGGGTGAAATGAAAGTCCATGTCGATGGCCGCCCCGTGTTTCCAACCTGGAGGGAAGCGTTCGATGACGAGGCGTTGGACGTGTTCTTTGAGGAAGAGTTCGGAGTCGCCGCGGAATTGGAAGTCCCGAGGGTTGACGGTGGGGTCGGTTACCTCGAATGGCCGGTCCCCAAACGCCATCTCTCCGACGTAGAGCCGGACGTTCGGCATCTTCTCCATGTGACGGCGGAAGTCGTTGGCGAGTTCGCGCCGGGTACGCCATCGCCACGGGTTGGTGTAGCAACAAGCGACGTGGAGGATCTCGGACTCGCTCCATTCGGCAAAAGGTTGATGTACGTCTGGGTGTTGACGGTGGTGTTCTACAGGCACTTCGTTCGCCCTTTCTCTGACTTGGTGAGGGTTGCTGACGGTCACGCCGTCCGGTCGATCAATCCTACTATGGGCGGGATCGCGGGGGCAAATAAATTTGAGTTCCAGATCCGGCCCCTGTAATCTGACGGAGGGAACAAAGGAACCCATTTTCATGAAAACGACAAACTTTATGGCAGTCGTAGTACTGGTCGCGTCGTCCCTGGTGACATCGTCGTGTGGCGGGTCGAAGCTGGTGGTTTTGCTCGATGCGGTGGCGGTCGCGTCGGCGGCGGCTCCGGCGGCCGTCATTGCGCTCGAAGCCTCAGGAACGGTATCGGCCGCGGACGTCAACACCGTGATCGCGTTGTCCAAGACCGTGTCGGCCGACACCTCCCAGGCGATCACCGACGCCGAATCCGGCAAACCCTCCGCCCAGATCGCCCAGGCCGTCGTGAACGATTACGCAAACGTCCCGTCCTCGATCCCTGGACTCTCGCCCGCGGCCTTGGCCATCGCCCAGGGTGTGATCTCCGCGGCGGAGGCGGTGTTGACCGAGGTCGCCAACGGGTCTTTCTCCTCGCACCCGCTCAAGATCGATGCCGCGACGAAGGACAAGTTGGAGACGATCCGAAAGAAGTGTCAGACGACACAGTACATCCCGTCCAGATAAAAATCGGGGCGGCCCCCCGGAAAGAAGACCGCCCCATGCTTCCATCTGGCAACTTCCAACACGTTCACGGACACCGAAAAATCAAACAGGATTACGCGACAATCCTCTCGTGGAGTTCATCGAGCGTAATCCCCATAGCCTTGGCGATGCGACCGGCGACGGGGAAGGACGGCATTCTCTTCTTCGCCAAAATCAGACTGACATGGCTCCGGTCGACTTGGGCCTCTCTGGCGACTTGGCTGATATTTTCAACCTCCACCGGGGCCACCGCGGCCTTCTTTTTCTTCGTCGTCTTCGTCGCGTTCATAAAATTCCGGAAGCCCCTTAGGTCCGCTGGAGTTCGCTAATCATTCGAGTTTGGTCTCCTATCTCGTCGGGGGCTTCCTCTGAGGGTGATTATCGTGATTCCGCTCCCCGAAGTCAAATAAATCTCAATTCACCGCCTTGCGGTCGAATAGATCGAGACCCCTATATTTTGTTTCCAGAATTTCTCGGATTTTTGTTGACACTCAGCAACACCACCCAGTATTATCGTTTTCACCGTATGGAAAATGAAACCGTGACTCCGGCGGCCCCGAAGTCGAGAATGATCGCGTCCTTGCACATGGAGACGACGGTCCAGAAAGCCCTTCGCACCGAACCTGACATGGCCGCTTACGCGAACGCTCACACGCGCCTGAGTGACGTCCGCACCATCCGGCTCCTCCATGTCGCCATGGGTCTCGTCACCGAGGCCGGTGAGTTCCTCGATCAGTTGAAGAAGCATATCTTCTACGGCCGCCCCCTCGACACCGTCAACCTCATCGAGGAACTCGGGGACTCCAACTGGTACGAACGTATCGGCGTCGACGCCCTCGAAACCACCTTCCTCGACATGGTCCACCGCAACGTCGCCAAACTCCAAGCCCGGTTCCCCGAAAAATTCACCGAGGACGCCGCCAACAATCGCGACCTCGCCCAAGAACGTCAAATCCTGGAAGGAAAATAACCTACTGTGCAGCAACTTCAACTCACCAAAGAACAGATTCCCCAGTTCCTCGAAGACCGACGCCGCGAACTTGCCGCGGTCGACGACGTCATCGCGATCAAACAATCCTGTATCGCGCATCTCGACGAGATGGACCGCGCCTTAGAAAACCCCCCTCAAAAGGGCGTCGAGATGGCCCTCCGTCAATTCTCCTCGATCCAGCGCATCGAGTACACGCTCCAACTCCGCTCCCTCGAAGAGAAGCGTATCCAACTCTCCGCTCTCATCAAACAGATCGAGTCCCAGGCCGGTCGCCGCATCGAGGTCCCCTCCGGTCCGATTCCGTTCAAGGCTCCGCGGGTCTAACCGTCCCGCCACCATCGCCATCTTCATCCAGACCATTACGCCCTAGTTATGTCTATGTCCGACCCATCCCGCCGCTCCCGTCGCCGCACCGCGACCGACGAAGCCTCCGTTGTCGTTCCGTTTGAAGATGCCGACCCCTCAGCCGGTGAACTTCCCCTCAAGGAGCTTGACGAGTTCGTTGTACCCGGCAGTGACGATAAAGGCCGCAAGGTTACCGTGACCTTCAACATCCACCCAGCGATGGATCGCCAACTGGACGTCATCCTCTCCTCCCGCCGCTTCCCTTACGCCAACAAAAAAGAACTCGTCCGCCACGCCCTCGCCCGTCATTGCGTCTGGTTATTGTCGATCCGCCAAACCGTCCCCACCCACTACATGGCGATGTTTGAGGCCGGGATCGAACTTATCAAGGAAGACGAGACCGCGGCGAGGATGGAGCGGGTCTTCATGAGTTTGGAAGACCGTGTGAACGATCACGTCATGAAGGGTGAGCAAGGCGAGGCCCTCCGCCTTATCAGCCAAATCCACCAACAGTTATTGAAGTTGAAGCCGTCGTTGTGGATGAGGCGGTTTGCAGAGCGGTTCCTCGGTCAATATGGCCGGTGGCTCAAGAGTACGGGACGGGTTGAGACAGAGGACTGAACCATCGTCATGATCTCCGGTCTCTCCCCTCTCGACATCGGCCTCCCCGCCAAGTTCTCCTCTTGGCGGCCCAACCAAATCCTCGCCCTCTCGCGCGAGTTCCCCGTCATCACCCCGGACCCCTCGAATCCGACCTCCATCATCCCCTCCTACTTCCAATCCCACTCCATGCCGGTCGGAGACGGCAAGTCCGTCTTCTACATCGCCAAGGCCCTCCTCACCGCTCAACGCGCCTGTATCCTCACCTCGACCAAGGGCCTCCAAAACCAACTCATGGGCGACTTCTCCCCCATCGGTCTTTGCGACATCCGGGGCCGCAACAACTACGTCTGTATCGACAAAGAATGCCGCAATTGCGAAGAAGGCCAACACCATCGTTGTCCCCCTCTCGAATGCGACTACGAACGCCACCGCGAGAAGATGCTCCAATCGCCCCTGGTCACGACCAACTACTCCTACTTCACCCGGTCCCATCGTTATGGCCGCGGGATGGGGTCGTTCGATCTCCTCATCCTCGACGAGGCCCACGATGCCCCTGACGAAGTCTGTGCGGCCATGGCCATCGAGGTCGGCTACTGGGAAGCCTCCAAGATCGGCATCAACCTCCCGCGCGAAGGCGATCTCGATCAATGGCACGATTGGGCCACCGAGGCCCTCCCCATCGTCTCGCGCAACGTCGAGGACCTCAAACTCTCGATGGAATCCGAAAAGGAAGAACGAGGCCGCCCTCACATCTCGACCATCAAGGAATACCGCTTCTGGTCCGCGGTCCTGACCAAAGTCAATTCCATCCTCGAAGCCTCCGGCGAGTGGGCCATCGAACGTATCGGCAACGGCTACCGCCTGGAGCCCATCTGGGCCTCCGACTACGCCGACGCCATCCTATTCCGCAACATCCCCCACATCATCCTGGTCTCCGCGACCATGGTCCAAAAGACCATCGATCTCTTAGGCATCCCCGAGGACCGCAATCAATTCTTCGAGTACCCGTCCTCGTTCCCACCCCAGAACTCCCCCATTTACAACTACTGCCCTCTCGGGATCTCCGGACGCCCCCTCCAACTCAACCACCGCTCCACCAACGACGACCTCGTCATCTGGACGTCGTTCATGGACAACATCATCCGCCGCCGCCTGGACCGTAAGGGCATCATCCACTCGGTCTCCTACGACCGTTCCCGCTTCATTCGCGACAACTCCGAGTTCGGCCGCCACATGATCGTCCCCGAGAAGGGCTCCGAGACCGCCGCCGCCATCCGCCGCTTCGTTCTCGCTCCCCCCGGCACCATCCTCGTCTCCCCCTCCATCACCACCGGCCTGGACTTCAAATACTCCCTCTGCGAGTACAACATCATCGCCAAAGTCCCGTTCCTCGACACCCGCGGGGCGGTCCTCTCCGCCCGCCAAGCCTCCGACGACGAATACGCCCCCTACGTCACCGCCCAAACCATCGTCCAGGCCGCGGGCCGCTCCACACGTGCCGCCGACGACCGCTCCGAGGTCTTCATCCTCGACGCCAACTTTTCCTGGTTCTTCCGCAAATACAAACACCTCTTCCCGTTCTGGTTTAGCCGCCTTCTCCAGAAGCCGACCTCAATGCCAGAACCACCGGCCCCTCTCAACCGGGTCCCGGACTTATCCACCCTCAGCCTGGAGGCCGACGACACAACACTCACCTCCATCTCAAACCTTCCGAAAGGACTTTAGATCACCATGCCAACAGACGTGTCCAACACCTCTGCCGTTCCGGGAGCCATCAACCGCATCTCCAACTCCCTCGATGACATGCACGCTCCCGGAATTGGCCCCGACCAATCCGACTGCCGCGTCAAAGTCATCTCCTACGTCTCCTTCGACTACGCGGGCAAGTACAAGGACGACCCGTTCATCGCCGTCAAAGCCACTTGCGAACCTCTCGACGGCTCCAACGAAGGCAAGGACTTCGACATCGAATGGACGACCGGCGCGAAGGCGTCCGATTACGCCATTGTCGACGACGGCGGATACCTCACCCCGACCGGTGCCAAATCCTCCCTCACCAACACCTCCAACTGGGCGTTGTTGCAGCGTTCCCTGAAGGACGCCTCCTTCAATCTCGCCCTCCTCAACGGCGACCGCGGCATCCGCGCCCTCGAAGGGATCGAGTGGACCGTCCGCCGCATCCCGCAACCCAAGCGTGACGGAATCGCCAATCAGGACCCCTCCGCCCGCGAACAGAAGTACTACACCTGCCTCAAAATCATCGCCCTCCCCGGCGAAAAGAAGCCCGCCGCGGCCCGCCGCGCCCCGGCCAAACCGGCCGCCGCCCCTGCCGCTCCGGCTCCCACCTCTGCCCCCGCCCCTGCCGCCGCGGCCTCCAACGCCACGGGTGACGCCCAGATCGCCCAGTTCGTCATCTCCGCCCTCGCCGCTTCCGGCGGCACCCTCGCCCTCGCCGACGTGGCCAAAGCCGTCTTCCAACAGGCCAAGGCCGCCGGTCTCTCCGCCCGCGATTCTTCGGAATCCGGCAAGAAGGCCGCCACCGAGGACTTCCTCATCGAGCAAGGCATGGAGACCTCCGCCTGGGTGTTCGATAACGGCGTCGTGACCGCGACCGCCTAGTCCACCCTTTCCTTTCCTCCTCAGGAGAGGAGGCGGAGAAGATCATTACCATCTAACGATCTCCCCTCCTCTCCAAATTTTTGCGGGTGAATCGGTGGGATCGTCATGAGAATGGGAGATTGTAACGTTAAATGAAATTGGAGGATGAGGACGTGTTGTTGACGATTGTGGCGTGGATATTCCTGGTCGCCGCGGTGGTGATGACGGTGGTGATGATCGGGGTGGGGTCCGCGGGTCAGTGGGATTGGGGTGATGAGAACGATCAGGCACTCGTGTCGTTCTTCTTGTTTTTTGTGGCGATGGCGGTGGTGACGAATTGGGCGAGGAAGAGGTCGTAGAGATGTCGGTAGAGATAATGAACGATCCGGAAAAGAGATATGTGTTCTCGACGATTGATCCGGTACCCATGCAATGGGTGATGGATAAGGCTCTTAAACTATTGCGGGCCGGTTGGGACGTGAATATATACCCGTTTTGGGATCGAGGCGGAGGACCCTGGGAGGATAAAAAGTAAGATGCCGGAGCCGAAGACGTTCCATGTCGAGATCAGTACGGATGCGGGGAGAAGGCGGGGGTCGATGACCGGGACCCAGATCGTCGTGGGGATCAGGAAGTCGGAGTCTGGAATGTTATGCGTCAATGAGTGCCTGAACGAGAAGGGGTACGCGGTGACGCATTTGGGGACCGGGGTCGCGATTGGGAAGGGGATGCCGAAGAGGGTGGCGGTGAGGTTGATGGAGTTGATCGACGGGGAGAATTGGAACCGGCCCAGACGGGAGTTGGAAGGGGATTTTGAGTTAGCGGCGAAAGTCCGGGACGCCTATAACCGGGCGATGTTTGAATACTCCCAGGCAATGGGGAGAGCGGTTGGGATTGGACAAGAGATTGGAAAGGAAAAGGAGATCGAAAACGATGTCTAACGAGACGGTAATTACGGGCGGCCTCAGAGTGGAATTGGATGTCCTCAACCACGAGGGCCGCGAATGGGTTAGTAAGATCGCCTACGACGAATTGTTGGGGGCGAAAAAGGCCCTCGACGCCGACATCGCCCAGTTGAGGAAGAACGGGGCATTGACGGACGTGGAGAAGGCAGAGAACAAGCGGAATCAGGACGCCGTGATCGAGATGAAGGCGTGGATTGACGAGATCGCGGTGTTCATCCGGACGCATTACGCCAAAGAGATCGAGTTGGGTCAACATGCAGCGTTTAAGTCGCTGGCGGATGCGGTGAAGTTCTACATGGGGCGGGAGAGACAGATGACGGCCGCCGCGGAGAACAAAGGGAAGTAGGGGGTAACGACGTGGACGCCAAAACTCTGGATAGTGCCGCTCACATCGCCATGCACCGGATACTGACGACTGATTTATCACGTCCAGAGTTGGCGTGCCCCGGTGCCCGACGCTCCGCTCATATCGAAGCCGGGGCCAAGATCATCATCGACGTCTTCAGTTCGATCAAAGAAAAAGAAAAGGAAACCAATTACGACCATGCCCGACCAACCTATACTGGCATCTGACTTAAACCTCCTCAAGACCGCGGGGTTCTCCCAACCGTCCGCGAAGTTGAAGACCCCCCGGATCTCGATGGCGACATGCGGAAGGACGAAGAACGGGAAGAGTCATTGGGCGGTGATGACGTCGCCGGAGCCGGTCGCCTATATCATGCTCGATCCAGGAAGTAGAGAGATCGCGACCAAGGCCGCGGCGATGGGGAAAAAAATCGTCTCCAAGTTTATCGACCACTCGAAGAAGGATAACCAGGAGACGGCGAAGAAGGTGTGGGCGGAGTACAGGGCGTCGATCCGCGCGATCATGGCGACCAAGTCGATCCGGACCCTGGTGGTCGATACGATTGACGAGTGTTGGGAGATCATCCAGTTAGCGGAGTTCGGGAAGCTGAAACAGAATAATAAATTTGCCTACGGCGGCGTCAATGCGGAGTTTGGCGGGTTGATCGACGAGGTCTACTTCGGCCGCGAGGACCTCAACACCATCTACATCCAGAAGGTGAAGAAGTCCTATATCGACGACAAATGGGACGGGAAGACGTTCAAGCCCGCCGGGTTCTCGTCGCTCGATTATCTGGTGGACATGAGCATCGAGCACTTCTTCAGGGAGAAGAACTTCGGATTTAGAACACTGGCGACCGAGGCCACCAGATTCGGAGCCCAGTTCTCCGGCCTGGAGTTTTACGCGGAGGAGAACAGTTTCCTCGACCTCGCCCTCCACATCTTCAACCCGGCGAACGGGTTGGTGGGGTATGACCCGGTCGGGGCCGACCCGTTCTACTGGCAGTAATGAGGACCTTTATGCCCCCCTCCAAAACCCGCACCTCCGACATCGCCTCCCGACGCCGTCTCCACCAGACCCGCGCCGATTGGCTTGACTTCTTCCGGGACGCCCTCAACGGACTCCTCAACACCGACACCGAACGCATCAAAGAACTCACCGACGACGAGGCCGCCTCCTTAGTCGCCTCCGCCGTCAAGATCGCCGACGCCTCCATCGAGGCCATCGAAGCCCGCTTCCCAGGAATCTAACCCAACAATGCTTATGAACCGTCACGGCAAACAAAACATCTTCCTCATCCGAGAACTCCTCGACCGGTTCGGTCAGGACGCGACCTCCTCGATCAGCGTGATCGCCAACCCGTTCGCGGTATTCGTCAACGGCGAGATCGTCGCCCGGTTCTCCAACTTCGCGTGTGCGTGCTCCACCGCGGACTTCCACATCGACGAGATCATCGCCTCGACCCGCTCCGACATCTCGCACCCTCGCCGCAAAGACGCCCAGTATTACGCGGTCGAGATCGTCGAGGTCAGGGACGAGACCGCGGGGTTGAAGTATCGGCGGGTCGGACGCGACTGGGAGTTGAAGAGGTCCTTCGAGAAGTTCGGGAAAGGTGCGATGTAGATGAGTCAGGAACAGAACAAGGAACGTGTCTTGTGGTTCAAGTCGGTCCTCCTGGGCGTACCCGCCGGGGAAGGCGGGAAGAGGCGGGTGTCGATGGCCAACTCCATCGAGGGGGCGAGGTCGTGGGCGTATGCAATGCTCTCCGCGGAGCCCGAAAATAGCCCCGCCTTCGTCCGGACCTACAAAGTCGTCGAGGCTCCCGTCGAGGACCTCGACGTCGCATCGATTCCAAAAGGGTACAGGCCACCGTCGTCATGAGATTCTATACCTTTATCGCCATCTTCGTCCTTCTCTCCGATTGTTTGGACATCTACGGAGGATTCCACCATCTCCCCGTGAATTGGGCGTGGTCCATCGGGTGGCCGTTAATCGTCACCATCCTTATCCACGCCTACCTCGTCCCGTGGTTCCTATGGGAGTCGAGGAAAAAACTATGAACACTCTCTTCAGACTTCATCTCGAAAGGCTTTCCATCTGCCCGTGTGGTTTTGGTGTTCTCGACGATTCCATCCCAATCGGGACCATCTACGTCGCCGACGTCACCACATTCAGGCGCGGATTCACCTATAAGTGTGGTGGGTGTGGCCGTATCCAGAAGAATAGTGTGGCCGTTATCAATTGTTCTCAACAACTCCATCCGGAAAGACCGATGGCCCCTCTACCATTCGGACTATTCACCATCTAACCTCATGATCTCCATCGACGACCGGATCGGTAGCATCGAACTCATCCCCACTCTCCAATCCCTTGCCCCGATCCTCATCAAACCATCCTCTGGCATCCCCATCCCCGCGGTCTCCTCGACTCGGCTCCTTTGCGGGGACGCCTGTTTCGACGGCCTGGGCCGCGACAACAAACACACTCACGTCGGGATCGAGCGTAAACGCATCCGCGACATGATGAACTCCATCCGGTCGGGGCGGTATTCGGGGAAGCAATTGCCGGAGATGCTCGACTTCTACGACCACTCCTACCTCATCATCGAGGGATACGTCAGATGCGGCCCCGGCGGCGATCTGGAAACCCTGGTCACGACCGCCAACCCCCAGTCCACCACCCTGGGCGGACGCTGGTATCCCGTCATGGCCGGTAACCGGACCTTCCGCTATTTTGAACTCGACCACTTCATCGCCACCATCGAGACCCACACCCCGGTCAAGGTCCGCCGCACCACCACCGACTTCCAGACCGCCGCCGAAATCCTCTCCATCTACACCCACCACCAACGCCCTCCCGAATCCCACCACGCCCACCAAGCCCTCCACACCCCCCAGAACGTCGCCACAATCGGGAAGGCCGGTCTGGTGCGGCGAGTGGCGGCATGTCTTAACGGGATCGGGTGGGAGAAGTCGGCCGCGGTCGCCCTCAAATTCCACACCGTCGAGGAGATGGTGTTGGCGGGGCCGAACGAGTGGAAGATGCCGGGGATCGGGAAGGTGTTGGCCCAAAAAGCGTTCGATCAGTTACGAGGAAAGTATAAAGACGAGAAAGAGGAACTATGAGGAAGATTGTTGAATACATGATCGTGACTGCATATGTCTCAGAAAACGGAGGAGGAGACGAAGAATTAGCAATAATTACTCTGGAACAATCTGTCCGTGGTGCGATGTCACAAGGGTGGGAACCCATGGGTGGTGTAAGCATTTTTGATAATGATATGTTCACCCAAACCATGGTGAAATATGCCGACCAATAAACCCACCCGCCCCCGTACCCCATCACGCCCACGCCGTCCTCGCCGCCCCCGCCCCATCGACCCGGCCGCCGCTTTCAACAAAGCCGTCAATGCCCTCCTCGATCACGGGGCCTCCGTCATTGACGACTTCGCCGACCGGCTCCTGGACCGCCTCCTCAACCCCACCCCAATCGCCAATCCGATCCCCCCTCGCCCGCCGTCCGGCTCCCCTCACACCCCGCCGCCTCCTCCCCCTCCCCGTCCCCATCGCCGCCCCGCCACCCACTACGACGTCCTGGGGGTCTCCCCCTCCGCCCCCATCGAGGTCATCACCGCCTCCTGGAAAGCCCTCTGCAAACTTCATCACCCCGACCGCGGCGGAGACCTCGCCAAGAGTCAACTCATCAATCGCGCCCACGACATCCTCTCCGATCCCGTGAAACGCGCCGACTACGACCGCCAACTCCGCCATCAAGGAATCCTATAACAATGAACCTCGTCAAACCCTACGCCAACATCGAAAGAATAAACGGGAATCCCCCATCTTTCACACCGGCCGTAGCAGTCGGTGAACCTTTGGGTCGTAGCTTCCGCCTCCAGGGAATCCACGCTCTCCGCATAATCGAATGGTGCGGTCGCATCTCCCACCGCTCCGAGGACGCCGTCACCGACACCTCCTGGGAACGTTTCATCCAGGCCGTCGTCCTCGATCACGGCGACTGGTCCATCACCGAACACGTCTCCGCCACCGTGGGCTTCCTCGTAGATCGTGGCATCACCCACGAACTCGTCCGCCACCGCCTCTTCGCCTTCACCCAGGAGTCCACCCGCTTCGTCAACTACGAGAAGAAAATGCCCCCGTCCTTCATTGGACCGCACATCGAGGCCGACCCCGCCATCCCGATCTGGGCCTCTCTCATCTCCCATTGCGAGGAAGCCTACCGTCAACTTCTTGGTCTCGGTGTCGCCCCCCAGTTGGCCCGCTCCGTCTTCCCCAACGCCCTCGCCTCCCGTATCGTCGTAACCGGCAACCTCCGCAACTGGCGACACTTCCTCCTCATGCGGACCACCAAAGAATCTCACCCCCAGATGCGCGAGGTCACCATCCCCCTCCTCGCCCAGTTCCAATCCTCCATCCCCCTCCTCTATGACGACATCGCCCCCAACTCCCGCCAGATCGAGAACATGAGGAAACCGCGATAATGGAACACCAAATCAGTATCTACTCCGGTAGTGGGGGCTTCATCGCCCGATGTGTTTGTGGTTGGCAATCCCACACCACAGACGAAGGCTCCGCCGCGAATGCAGGTAACAATCACATTGAGAATCTCAAAACCGGAGACTCCGAATGCCGCATCTGCCACAACCGAGGCTTCATCGTCGACGAGTTCGTCAACCCCATGACCGGCCTCTGTTCCGATTGCACCGACTTCCTCAAAACA